ATTAAGCACGTTCTGTGCTTGCTGCTGACCCATGCCGCCGTACTGTAGTAACTGTTGGGCATCTGCCGCACGTTGTTGCTGCGCTTGTTGACCAAGGGCCGCTTGCTGTCCACCAAGGCTACCGAGTTGCCCTGCTAACTGACCGCCCTGTAGAGCAAGTCCTGCGATGCCTTGACCCATAGCTCCGCGCTGTTGCGCAAGGGCCGCGAGTTGATCGACGTCGCGTTGAGCCAACTGACCGTACTGCAAGCCTAACTGACCGCCTTGCTGAGCTATGTTTGCTCGTTGCCCTGCCATCTGAGCCAGCGCCTGCTGACCCTGTAAGCCCAGCGCGCCGCCTGCCTGTGCGCCTTGTTGCTGTAGTTGTGCCGCAGACAATCCCAATTGGCCTTGGTTTTGTGCCGTTTGTGCTGCCTGTTGCGCCATCTGGTTCTGTAACTGCTCTGTAGAGATACCTAACTGGGCTGCTTGCTGCGCTAACTGCGCTTGGCTCATCTGCCCTTGTAGCCCTAATTGTCCTCCAGCCTGTGCCCCACGTTGCGCAAGCTGCTCTGCACTAAGCCCTAGTTGCCCTGTTTGAGCGGCTGCTTGTTGCTGACGGCCCTTGGACGCCTCAAAAGCTTGTTGTGCTTGCTGAGCCGCCTGCTGGTAGCCTTGTGAGCTTAGTTGTGCCCCGGTTCGCGCTTGTTGTTCCAAGACGTTGCGACCGATCTCAGCCTCCATGAGTGCCCCTCTGGAACCCCCAAACGCACCTGCCGCTGCTTGAGCAGCACGCGCTTCGTTAACCTGCTTTTCGCCCAATCTGGCAATCTCAGCCTGCTCGGCTTCGATGACTTGTCGGGTGAACGGGTCCATAAACGACGCAATACCGCTAGGATCGAACTGAGCATCGCTGCCCTGTAGTTGACCGATGGCTTGTTGCGTAACACCTCTCGCTCGACCGGTGGCTTGGCCTAAGTCGTATTGAGCACCTCCGATTTGACCTGCAATGCCTTGCTGGGCCTGACCAATGCTACGCATGCCTTGCCCTGCAATCTGGCCCGCCTGTTGACCAGACATCATTGCTTGTTGCTGAGCGCGTTGACTCGCGGGCATTGCTTGTTGTGCCGCTTGTTGACCTAATTGACCGGCACGCCCTAAACCTTGCTGGGCAGCAAAGACCTGACTGCCAACGCCTGACCCCGCACGTGCAATGTCCGTTGCGGCACCAGAAAGCCCTCGAAGGGCCTGATCTCTAACCTGAAAAGGTGCCTGACGTTGAGCTAACGCTAGCTGCTGCGCTTGCTGTAAACCCGATATTCCGGCCTGCTGTTGAGCAAGCGATTCTTGCAGAAGAGGTGCAGAGCCTTGTGAGATCATCTGCTGCGCAGCTTGGTTGGCACTTAAAGCACCACCTAAATAAGGCTCATATCCACCAATACCACTACGGATGACGTCACCCGCAGCAAGTTGCTCTGAGGTAAAACCTGCGATGCCTTGCGCAGGGGGCTGTATGCCTTGTCGTTGCAGATCTCGTATGTATTTTTGTGCGTCTTGGTATAGCCCTAGCTTATACGCCTCAATATCTGGAGCTTCACGTACATATTGAGTGGTGACAGTTCTTTCAGTCATTAAACTCTGGCCTCAAATTGACGCATCATGTTGTACATATTTTTCATGCCGTCTTCTCGGCTACCTTTACCTGCTCCGCGAACTGCTTTTGCAGTAAACACAAATTCGCCATCAGAAAGCATCGCAGGTATGTCGTCGGATGTTTCGGTGCCGGGGCCTTCAATAGGTCCGTTCATGCGGGGAAAATTCATAATACCGCCGCCCTCTGCCGCGAAAGCGGGAGGCGTCTGTATTGGGGAAGGTGTGAAAGCAGGTGCGCCGAATATATTGCCCGCAGAACGCCTTACAGTGAACTGCGGCTGCTGATAAACGAAGTCGTCACCGAATATGCGATATTTAGACGGATCAGCGTCGATAAGATCTTGCCCGGAAGGAATGTCGTCGAAGTTGATACCTTCTACCTCTTCAGGCTTCGATAGGGCGCTAACACCCAATATGGCGGCAGCACCGGGTCCAAAAGTGCGGATTTTTCCTAGCTTCAATTCGTTTGTTACAAATCGATCTATTGAGGCAGCGTCAAAAGGTCTGTTTTCTGCTTTTAAATATTTTACCACTTGGCCTTCGTCAACTTGACCTCTCGGTAAAAACAAATCTTTTAAGGCTTCTAGCCGACCGCCGGGCGCTCCAGTGCCGGTGAAGATAGTTTTAATGCTCTCTCCCACACCGGGAACTTGTAGGTCAGATAAAGCAACTGTTTGTCCTGCGGCAGTTGTGCCGGGAGGCGTGGTCCCCGTCGCTCCCGCACTGGCATCTGCACCCGGAGCGCCGTCAGGGGCGGGTAGGCCCTCCCGTAGCTGTTCGCCCAACTGGGCGCTTTGAGCCAAGCTCGTGTCGATGTCCGAAACAAGCTGTTGTGGTCCGGGGAACAATTCTAAGGAAGCATCGGTAGGAGGGGGAGCACCGGGTAATCGTATACCAGTCACTTGTGGGGATGTTGCATCGACGACACCGGGGGGAGTTTGAGTGGCTACCGTGCCCGAAGCAGCGTCGGCTAGAACAGGTTCGCCGGGCGACAAGAATTCTGTAGTGATGACGGTTTCACCCGGAGTCGGAACGGCACCCGAAGCTTCTAAAGCTGCGTCCATAACAGGCAGGTCTGTACTGAGCGCGTCGCCCAATTTTGCGTCGACCTGCGCGGTGGCATCCACCTGCGGCGTCGCCTCAAGCTCGGTAGGACCGGTAAGACCTATGATATCTGTGCCTTTACCAACCGCCGCTGAAAGCGCAGCCGCTTTCAAAATATCTTCCGGCTTGCCACCGCGTAAAGTAGTGCTTATCGCGGCTTCTGCGCCAAGTCTTCCCGCCGTGCTTTTCGCCCAATTAACTTTGTCGCCGAGTTTGCCTGCGGCAAAGCTCGATATACCGCCTATCGCTGCTGCTTTAAGACCGTCTTTAAAACTTCCGCCTTGGATGACAGCGGAAGCTCCATCCACAATAGCAGAAGCCATAACCGGATTTATCGCGCCACCGGTGAAAAATACGAGAGCCGCTTTAGCTACTACCGGAAGCACTTTTTTGACAATCTTCTTCAAACCTTTGAATAGCTTCTTCAAGAAGAATTCAGGCTGACCTGTCACAGGGTTGATTGAGTTAAGCTCGTTACCTACAACGTAACGCTCTGGCTCAATGCCCATGATGCGCATTTCTGCAAAAAGCTTGTCTTTCAGTGCGGGGTTCTGGTTGAAGACTTCCATCGGTATGACAGTCTCGCCTTCAGCGGCGTGGACCATATACTCATCTTCATTGCGGCCATATTCGGCCAGCTTATCGGCTATTTTTACAACGTTTGTGATGCCTTTTGGCGGGACGTCATCGTCGTCATCGGCCCAAGAGCCGGTTTCTGCCGTCAAAAAGGTAGCAATACCGCCTTCGGGTATAGGAACTTGATCAAGTTCATCAAAGTCGTCGTATTTAAGTGCAGCTTGTCCCATGTCCCCAGTATACGCCTATTTTAATTAGAAGAACCAACCTAACCGTGTACGTTCACCACCACAGATCCGTTTGTAACTACTTGAACAACGCCTACTGCGCCTGTCGCTTCCAGCTTAGAAACCGTGTACGGCAATGGGTCTGAAAGATTTACCCACTCGTTGCCTGTATACAACTGCAAACGCCCCACAGAAGGGTTCCAAATCAAAGCGCCAGCGTCAAATTTAAGCTGATCTCGTTGGCTTGTAACGAACTGCGGAGTAGCATCCGGATCGAAAGAGTCTAAACTTAATTCCAACAAGCGAACAGTACGGTTGAACGTGTTTCCGTCAACAGAATCGCCGTTTGCAACGAAGGGCAATCGGCCCTGTAAAAGCTTACTCATCGACGACCGTTTGGCTGTAGATCGAGTCTGGTGCCACCAATACGAAAGCCAACGCCGGTCCTGACCCCGATCTCTCCATCGTCATCTGACTCGAACCGCACAACCGCTTGTCGCCCCCTAGCACGTGTATCTATCTTAGTGGTGCTGGCAGTGAAAGGCGTGGTTTGGTCCGTGGTCAGTGAGTCGCCGGGGAAATTACGCGCCTTGATAACTAGGTTTATGGTCTGCGTGCTGCCCGAATTGCCTGTAAACTTGACGTCAGGGATACACTTCCGGATGAATTGGAACTGCTCTCCGTCGCCCAAATCGAAGTCAGCGCTTTCAATAAACACGTTATCCATGGGGCTTCCGTCGTCATCGAACCCTGTTTCATGGCTAAAAATGTAGTTACTGCTGTCGGAAGTGCCTGTCGCACGTGGAAAACTCTCTAAGCCCTCGTCTAGCCATGCGGTACGAGCCAAGTTGCCTATGGCCCATGTCTGCTCGACATAGTTGTAAGTCACATACCGGTCAATGGTGTCGGAGGCAGACGAGCAATAAAACCAACCTACTTCGTCAAACTGTTTATTTAAAAATCCAAAGAACTGAAACGACTGACCTTCGTTAATGTCGTCAAAAACGTAAGATCGAACGCTGCAAGGCACGGATTGCACAGAGCCTTGATAGGCGTAAAACCCTTTCTTGTCCATCCAAAACACGCCATTGGGCGTATTCACCGCTGCATTAGGGCCAACAAGGCTGACGCCCTCATTGATAAGGTTTAAACCAAAGGTCAGAGGCGGTCCAATAAACTGTAAGCTATACAGCGCAACGTCCGTCCAGATCAAAGTCTCTTGTCTTGCCCTCAGTCCCCCAATGATCTGCGATCCTGCGGAACAGCGTAGGGAGCCTGCGGTATTCGTCGCCGTGGGAAACCACTCTGCCGGGTTTTCTTGGTCAGAAAACGCCACAAGAAGCGGATCAGACTGGCCGGTTCTTGCAGTTGCACTGTCATTGATCGGATCAGCCCCCAGCGCAATCACGTGTCGGTCGACATCAGAGACAAGCACTTGAAGAGCAACCGTGGGCGTGAAGCTCGCCCCCGACAAATCGGCAATATCTACGGCCCTGTCAGTCCCTAAAGTTTTTGCGCTCGTGTCCCAGTAATAAATTCTTCCCGCACGCACGTTTGCAATAAGGTCTTCGCCAAAACTGTCTAAGGACCACAACCGTAGTTGATTCAAAGAACTCAGCGCGCTTGACGAACCCCACGTCCCAGAACCCCAAGCACCTGCGCCCCAACCTGTGCCATCAACAAACACATCAAGACCCACATTTATCTGGTATGCGCCTACTGTTGAGCTACCGCCATTACCTGAATCACTGCTGTTCGCTGTGACTGTAGCGCCTGAGGTGTCTTTTGCCGTGATCACATACACGCTAGTGCTTGTGATTGAGTCGATTTG